CATCTTTTGGAATGCTCTATCGAAGTTTATATAATCATCAAACTGTTCCATATCACCTCCTGATCATTGTTGCTCCCCATTTACACTGCAAAGAATTGTTTTGTCATCTTGCTAGACTGAACTAACCTTAAATCGTTCTGTAAAAGACGTTCTACTACCTTAGAATCTACTGTATAGGACCTATTTGATGTTAATACCTTCAATCCACCCTTCTTATCTCTCTGAATACCTTCTATTGACTCATAATTAAGAAAAAGGTCTTTACCTACTTGAATAAATCCCATATTATCTCCTATACACTAAAGAATTGATCGTGCATCTTCATTCCACCACTGATTAATAGAGCTAACAACTCATCTGGGTCTTTTGTAGGAACATGAGACTTACCTCCTATATTAATAATGAAAGTATTACGTTCGTTTACTTTAATTATCTCTATAGACTCTATTAATTCAGGATTAATCAATATATTCTCAGATATAGCTATTAATTGCATTAGGCTACACTCCTAACACCACTGTTTGTAGGTACTTTGTTCCCTACTTTAGTGGATTTATCTTGCTCTGCCTGTAAAAGTGCTCCTTGTATCTGCATTAACTGCCCTATTATCTGTCCTGCAATAGTATTTCCTACTTCTTGAATCAATTTAGCTACACTTCCGTACACTTCTAGTCTAGCTTCGTGATCTTGCCCCTCTGCTGGAGGAGAAGGTGGTGGTTGACCGTTTAAAGCAGCCTCTACGTTAGCTTGAGCGTCTCTTAACTCTGAACGAGAAGCAAACCCTTGCGATTCTTGTGGTGTGATGTTACGGAACAAGTCGGGATGGCGTATCCTCTGTCTTATTAGTATCTGTTCGATTAAAGGTGTAAGGTTGATCGTCTTCCCTTCTTGTTCTAGCTTTTGACGTACTACTGGATCAGTCAATCCTTGTATAAACAGTCCTAATGTTTCTGTATACCTACGAAGTTCACCTTCTGGGTCTTCTGGTATCATAGAAATTACGTCTATCTCTACGTCTACATCAGCTTGAACTTCTTCTTTTGTAGGGTTCTCAGACCACTGTATGTCTAATGTACCTACTATTCGGACTGCTTTCTTAAATGGTAAAAACTGTTTGTTTAATTGAATTAAATAATGTACCGAGTTTGTAAGGAAATCAGCCATTAAGTCTTGTCTATAAGCAGGTCTTGCACTTGACCCTGCTGCTCTGATCTTTACAGAAGCTGCACTCTCCTCACCTGACTGTAAGAATCCTCGTTTAAGGTCACTTACCCCTGACTTATCTTCTAAGTTCCTCTGTATCTGTGGAGCAAGGGCGTAGAGGTCTCCTGACGCTCCTGCTGGGTTAGCTACGAACATCCTCTGTCCTACTGCGGTATCTCCGTCAAATAAAATAATCGTATTCTCACCTTCTCTAATCTTCTCAATATCCTCTTCATCAGCACCTGCTTTGTTTATCCCTACCCATGTCTTAGTGTTTTCCTGTGCATTGCGTATCTGTAGGTTAGTAATGACATTCTTCTGATCTGCGATTGAAGAATACGTTTCTAAATCAGATAACCCTAACATAGAATCAGGAACAGGATTTAACATTAAAAGTTTTACTGGAAACCCTTCTGCTTTTATACTCCAAGGATTTACTCTTAAAGGTTTATCTTGTTCTTTAGTAAGTAATAAAATCCAACCATTGCTACCTTCTCGTTTCTCTTTCATTGTAGGACGTAAGAATATTTCATACACACGTACAAACTGTGAAGCTGAAGATTTACGAAAGTCTTCTTCTGCAAAGTCTAGTAAAGATGTTCTCGTAATAGCTGAAGTATCTGCTCCGTTCTTAGCTCCACTCATCGCTGCTTTATCTATCGCTGTAGCGGTACCTACTTTCTCTCCGAACCCTGGCGTTCCTTTTAGGTCTTTACTAACATCTAACCTATCATCTTCTTTTAAATCTTCTAACCGCATATCAATTATACGACCAACCCATCTACCCTCGTCCATACTCTCATACGTTACAGCAGGGTCTTTAATAAACCTCATTGGAGATACTCTCTTTACAAAGACGCTGTCTTTCTTTACATGAATAGAATGCTCGTCTGTCATACCAAAGTCACCTTTATACCCATGCCACATAACTCCATGAGGAAAAAGTAATCCATCGAGAAGAGTCTTTCTTACTTCGTCTTTATACTTAATCTCTACTAACTGGTAGTTAATAATAGCTTCTTGAGTTTTTGCAGATTTAGAAGAATCCATCTCTACGGTTTCCATCTCTCCAGAAACAGCGTTTCTCTTCTTTCCAATAAAAGTCTTTTGTTTGGGCTTTAAAAATGCTCGTGGTGTTTTGAAAAATATTGATGGTAAGTTACTTTGTATTACGGGGTATACTTCATTAAGGATAATATCCCAATCTGTTCCGAATCTAGGATAAAATTTTCCTGTATATCTACGAATAGCCTCTAAACCTAGTGGTTGAAGCTCTTCTTCATTGAACTTCTCAGCCATTGTTATTTCGTTGAATAACGCTTTTATACGCTCTTTGGAAGGACCTGTTGATTTTGCCATACATCTCCCTTTTTATAAACTTCCATAAGTTTATCTCTAATAATCCGTGTCTCCTTTAACGAAATCTTATCACCTAACCAGGAATTCATATCACAAAGATAAATGTCTCCATCTAAGTTTCTATGTCTAAGAACCTCGTTAAATGTCATATCTAATCCCATGCAATATCCTAACTTATAATAATTTCACAAAATGTTTCACGTAAAAGTCCTACTCTAAAAATAGCATACTTAAATTGTTTGTCAAGAAAATTTTCAAGAAACTTTTCAAGAAAATTTACTTCCAAGTAAGACTTGTCGTGTTTTTCCACAGGCGTTTAGTCTTGCCAAACTGGAAGTTTTTCTTTGGTGGATTGTCACGTTTTATTACTTGGTTCCTTAACCATTCAAACCCTTCATCTTCTACAGGTGTATCCTTCTTACTTTTAGTAGGGGCAAACTCTAAACTTCTTACTGCCATTTGTAATGCGTCAGGTAAGTCATCGTGTGTTCCTGAAGGTACCCTCATTAGTTGGTACTCTAATTCTTCCATACCGCTCTTATGGTATATCGTATGTAGTTTGTACCTAGACTGTAGTACGGTAACTATTCTAGCTATCTTATCGTGTACCCAAGGGATGTCTTTAAAATTAAGAAAGTAGTTTCTTCGTTTCATTGCCTGCCCTAGAAACCACTTCATTACCTTCTCTAACTTACCTTTCTCCCAAGCTATATATACGAACTTACCAGTTACTTGTTTTAACTTCTGTTCCATTGGGAAAAGCATGTTCTCGAACTGTTCTGGTCTTACCCCTCTCTCACAGAAATAATCATCTATCAATATGTCAGAATTAGGAGTTAAGTATATAGGCATCAACACAGTAAAATCAGAGAGTTTCTTTTCATCCCAAGCAAGGTCTACTCCTATCGCTGCTCTACAATCTAACATCTTTCCTTTTGACGTAACACGGTTATCCTTATCTAAAAGGTAGTACTCGTCATTCTCTATATACCACCTTCTAAAGTCTCGTTTCTCAAAGTTCTTTAAACTCCCAGTTACTGGGTCCCCTTGGTACTCCTTAGCGAATACCTCAGGCTTGACTTTCTCCATATGATTTAACTCTTCTAACGTCCACTTCTCTTTCCATAAACTAAGAAACTTCTTCTCTTTAGTATTGTAGTACCTAGCTATATAAAATAATTTACGGTACTCAGGATAGTGTTGGGTACTTACTAACTTAGCCATCTGGCAATCGTCATGTAGAATTGTTCCTATAATTATGATCTGTCCTGTTTGCTTATCTACCGCTGGTACTAAAGCGTCATCATATAAGGATTGTAAAGCTCTCCTACGCTCTGGGTTCTTTACCATCTCGTCATCTTCTAAATCGTCTATAATAGCTAAATCAGGTCTATACGCTCCAAACTTCTCTCCCCTTATACTTCCTATCTGCTCTGCTCCTTTACAAAGGATACGTGTCTTGAACCCATCTGGATGGACTATTATCGAATCTCCTTCTAAATCTCTATGTACTTTTATTCCGTAATCATTCCTTAACATCTGGTTCTCTTTGAACTCGTTCTTAATATTGTTAAGTGTTTCCTTCGCTTTACCAAAGGTATTCTGTACTATTATTATAAATCGTTTCCTCTTGAAAGTGATGGCATGTGTAGAGTATAAAAAAGATACTATTGTGGATTTAGAAGATTCGCGTGGGGCTTGCACTGCTAACCTTCTATGCTGTAGGCATTCACACATGAGCTTCATATGAAAGGGCGGTGAGGTCATTCTGAGATGGTGCCCGAAGTATATGTCACCCCATGCAAGAGGATTTTTAGATAGAAGTTCTACGTATTGGGAATGTAATTGGTCTACTTGTGTAGGTATTAAGTCCATGTTTAACTAGGGGGTTGGTTCAGAAATTTTAAATATATATATAGCAATGTGTTATGTAACGTACTTTTGGTATAAACCCGTATATATGGAGACTTTAGTGAGCATGTGCTCAAAATGCAAGGGTAATATATGAAAAATTTGAAAAATTAAGCTAATATATATAATAATATACCTTCATCTGCCATAAATTCCCCCTAAGGTTTTACATATCCCCTTCTTATTGCCTCTAACTGGTCCTCTATACTATCAAACTCATCAAAGTATTCATCTACTTGTACCTCTATATCATACTCTACTAAATATATTGTGCTGTATCTTCTCATGCAAACCTTTCCATACCAATACTTTACCATAATTAGCTTTTTACGTAAATTTTGAAATAAATTTAAGAGACACATGTCATTCCTTTTTTATCGTACCTATAGGTTTTTCCATCTATCTCTATTTCAGCACCTGAAGGTGGCTCTTCAAGAGGTTCCCAAAGTCTTTTAGAATAGTCAACCGCACGATCATCAATCGCTTTTCTCAAAGCTATTCCCCACATTGTATAGAAATCCTGCTCAGCTTTAACTTTAAAACCTTTCTTTATCTTATCTTTCATATCTTCTTTCCCTATATATACTTACAATAATCGTAAAAACCTATAATTTTGAAATAAATTTCTGAGTAGCTTAACCTTTTCAACGCCCCCACCCCCTACCCCG